ATTTGGAAACGACATCCACGAGGAATGTATTGCAACCATTCATTAGGTGTTGGGATTGGATTGTTCTTTCCGTACTTGTCAGTTAGGTCACGAAGTAGATCATGATTTTCGTGGTTGCCGTCAATCCAAAGGAACTTGATTTGTGCGTCTTCTGCGAGTTTCGCTACACGGTTCACAAATTGCTTTCCAAATGGACGGTGCACCCAATACCCAAAGTCGCCAACTGAGATGATGTGCGTTACTTCGTTCTTTTTTGCATGCGAGATTACCCACTCTGCGTGTCCCATGTTGCCGTGGATGTCACCTGCGAACATGACGATCTGTTTGGTTTGTTTAGTGTTTTCTAGTTGTTTCATATATATAAGTATATACCCGTACTGTCATATTGTCAACCCCATAAATGCCCTAATTCACGGGCTTTCATGATATATCTAGGGGCGTAAGGTAGTGTATTGGTATGACAGAACCGCTGACATCCGCCACAATCGTCTCCCGCCTACCTGAAGAAATAGTTGATTTAGTCGGGAGATTTATCGGCGATAGCGACATCGACACCGACTTAGATGAGGTCAAAGTACTGATGCCTGCTAGTCCCGTCGTGTCGGCAATCGCCTCCTATTTGGGCATCTCACAAGAAAGCCCGAGTGGACATGCGCTCGATCAAGCAAAAGCGTGGATCGATGAACAATCATTGTGGCAAGACAGGTCATCAACCATTCAACAGAAACTTTCAGAAAAGTTCCCATTCACAGAAGTAGAAGCATCAAAAGGCGAAATCCCTTCATGGATGCACGCCCCCTGGGCTCCAACCCTGCTGTTCCAATGGTCAGAAGCATTGCGAGACGCAGTTTTACAAGCAGAAGAATATGTGGAGGAAGTTCTATGAGTGACGAAACCAACGACAATCTAGAGTTCGCTATGGGTGAAGTAGCGCGTGACTTGGAGCCGACGCGTTCGAGGAGTGTCGCTAAGAAGAAAAAAGATAAAGACGGGACTGATTTATCTTCCACAGCACAAGAACAGGTCCTTTTCCGTGCAACCGCCGAAGACAAGCAGAAGTGGGAGGAATGCGCCAAACATTTGGGTATTTCTATGGCTGAGTTCCTTCGTGTTTCGGCTAACGAAAAGGTTGAATCTGCGATGGCAGGATGCGACCACCCGTTGGCTTTCCGCCGTTCATTTCCGTGGATGGAAGAATGCCTGAAGTGCGGTGTGCGTTTACGAAACGAACAAACCGCAACTTACACTAATCGCCGATAAGCAGTGAAGCCCCGCAAACCGATAAAACGGTCGCCACTCAAACGATCGACAAAGCCGATCAAGCAAAAGTCGGCAAAGCGGTTGGTTGCTGATGTGGATAGGCGCATCTTTGTTGCGATGATGCTCAACAAACACCCGTATTGTGTTGCGTGTCCTGTGTTTGCTGAACATGATGGGCTTGTCACTTATGTGCGTCGCCCGTCGCAGGATATTCATGAACTTATCCGTCGCTCTCAGGGCGGTTCTGTGGTTGATGAGGGGAACTGTATTGCTGTGTGCCGTCCGTGTCATACACGAATCGGGGAGAACCCGCAGTTAGCCTTTGACTTGGGGCTTGCGAAACATTCGTGGGAATGAAAGGGGATTTATGTTTCTACTGTCATGGTTCATGAAACTGATATGGGTTGTATCTATGGTTTCAGTAATCGGTTTACTGTCCGTGCTTGCGATGATACTGATATCAGACTTGAAAGGGTCGTGGTATTGGAAGAAGCGTGGTGGTTGGTAACCACCCGTAAGCACTATTTGCGCTTACCGCCATGCCTACGATCGTATTGAACGCCTCTAAGGTATAGCCATCTACCAACGAGAAAGATTGTTGCGCCGATAAGAAACTGTTTCATTGTGCTTTGCCTTTCTTGCAGAACTCTATGTACTTAGTCATTACGAAGTCTACGAACTCTGATCGTATTGTCGCTTCACCATCGTCAATCATAGTGAACTCGGGTAGACCGTTATCGTTGTAAACATATTTAGAACACTTACCTGCACTGCCTCCGTTGTACCCGTAGGTCGCTACAGTCAATGCCTCTGATACAGGTGTATTAGGGTTGTTCTTATACTCTTTCTCTAGGTCACCTCTCTGATAACCCGTGAGACTGTCTAACTTTTTGATACGAACATAACTATCTACAACGATACTTACAGTGTCAAACTCATCTAAACCGTCATTGTATGCGTCACTCAACACTGTAGGTAACGACTCAAATGGGTGACCATTGAGACCACTCTGACGACACTCAAATAGGTCGCCCTTCTGAAACACAACGAATGACTGCATGTCTGTAATACCGTTATCTTCTTTGCATACCTCTGTCTTGCGAAGTTGTGCGATCTTTACGATCTTGTCTGCCTCTATGTCTATGTCCATCATTGTTATACCCGTGTGCTTCTTTTGCGTGTGATCGAACGACACTGTGCTAATGCTTGCTCTCTTGTGTCATGTGTAGACAACGGCATATTGTTGTTCGCTGTGTCTATTACCAACCATTTAGTGGAAGGGTATCTATCAGGTGATATGTCGTATCTGTAGTTCATTGTGCTCCTATGAGTAGGACGATCATGGCTATTGCCATTGTTGCTATGCCTAGTAATGCATCTGTAGTCATGTGTCTAACTATATAACAGTAGTGAGTATATGTCAAGTATCACCCGTAGCCACTATTTCTCAACACGCCACCTCATACCATAAGACCTACGCAAAGCATTAGCCTCCAACTTACGAGACCTCTCAGGCTCAGGTAACGACTCATACAGAGCAACACGCTGACGATTCTTGCGCTCACGCTCATACTCCCTACGCCTCTCACGCTTAGCCCTCGTATCCTCACGATGACAGCGATCCCACTCTCTCTTGTCCTCAATGTTCTTATAAGGCATTGACTAACGACCTTTAGCAAACAACTTGAACACAAAAAGCACAACAAAAGAAATCACAACAGACGCAACAACCTCCTCGAAATGCACAACAAACACAAACCACAAAAACTGCAACAACAAAGACAAACCGATCAACACAAACAACACAGGAACAAGCACACGCATTACGATGAAACCCTTACAACATAAGGGTTACAGGACATTAGATGCGATGTGGTTGAGTGATTCATAAACGGGACTGCCAACCTTTTAGAGCGGTTCGGGCAGGGTGGGGAGTGATGCGATAATTTTTTGTGTCGCCTTCTTTTTTTTAGGTTTATCTGACACGGGTCTGTTGGGTTTTGGTTTGTAGATGGTTTCTAGTTGTTTGATTTCTTTTTGGAGTTGTTTGATTTCTTTGTCTAGTTGGGCGAGTTGTTGGTCTAATGTTTTTTTCATTGTGTTTCTGTTTCTGTGTGGTGGTGGATCATGTTTAGGCAGGTGAGGTAGCCGATTGTGTCTAGGAGTGTGTCGTGGTGGAGGTTTCCTGCTTCTAGGTTTGTTCGTAGTCTTGCGAGTTTGACGGAGACCATGAAGAGGATTGCGTCGTTTATGGTGAGTTCTTTTCCTGTGAGTGTTTGGAAGATGTTGATGACTTTTGTGTAGTCGTCTTTTGGGTGTCCGTATGTGTTTTGGCGGTCTTGGTTTACGATTTTGTAGGCTTCTTGGAGGATTTCGGTTCCGGGTGTGGGCGTATTTTTTGGTGTGGTGTTCATATCGTTTTAGTTTATCTGTCCTGGGACTGTTTGGGGTGGTTTTTAAAAATTTCGCGCGGCGGTCAGAGGTTTTTTAGAGGTGCGCGTTTGGGGTCATACCGCTTCTAGTGAGCATATTTGGAGGTATTCACTGAATGTCATTCCGTTGAATAGGAAATTGTTTTTTGTGCTGATTCCTAGTATTTCGTTTTTAACGGATTCATTGTCGTTGTTGTTTAGATCCATATGCCCAAAATCTATTCTTGCAATTCTTCTAGGGTATTGTTTCAACATTTGCTTGTATTCGTCACACATTTGGTTACTTGCACCTTCTTCTGAGTGCATAAATGGGTGGCTGTTCATGTGTTTTACGGTTTGAACTGATGGTCCGACGACGTTGTACCCTTTTGATACTAGTTTCATGGACAATATGGTTTCTTCAAGTAGGACATTGGGTTCTTTTGTATATATTTCGTGCATTGATCCAGTGGAGAACAAAAATGCTCCAGAAACATGATTGTGCCTATTGTCTAATATGTTTCTGGTTTCGCATTTATCTTCTAGTGGTCTGATTTGTTTGTCAATTAGTCGTTCAATCCATTTGATGTCACTTTCGTTGACAATGTTGCTGTTTCTTGGTGGGTGCCACCATCCACCTTCTTTTTTTTCGTTATAGGTGTATGAATATGGGTATTCGCTGACCGCTATTTTTGTTCGGTAGATATTGGAAAGTTTCTTAAAATCCTCTATGAGTTGTAAGTCCCAATTGTTCCTGAATTTCATGTGTGAATCTATTTGTAGGTAGAAGTCCTCTCCGTCATAGAAGGAGTTGGCAATTTGTCTTGAAATTGAAGGACCTAGAGCGGTTGGCGCTTTGTTGAATTCTTTTGATATTTTTGTGTGACTAAATTTTCTGTTTAACACGTTTTCTATGTCTTCTGGTAGTTCGTTGTAATAGTTGAAATGAACACCAACATTTACGATGCTTTCTTTTGATGAAAAAAGATTCAAACTGTCTATCGTGTTTATTATTTCATAGTCGTGGTAAGCAGGGATTTGGACAAAGATTGATGGGGTGGAAGAATTCAGGTTCATAGATAGGTCAGTTCTTTTTCGTTTAGTTTTAGTCTTGGACCATAACCGTAGTCAGTTTTTTGGGCTTTTGCAAAGAAATTTTGGCGGGTTGTTCCACCGATTATTTGGAACTGTGTGTTTGTGCCTATGTTTTCCCATTGGTGTTTAGGCTGGTTGCACCATACGACTATGCATTGTTCTGTGTCGGGTTTCCATAAACCGTATTTGCAGTGTTCAGGGTCGTTGATTATAAGGTCTTTTTGTGATGATGTTTTGATCTCAGTTTTTTTGTTGTTTATGGTGGTGTCGAAGCCGTTGTCTGCGCCGACATAGATTTCCCAATCTATTTCTGTGTTGTAGTAGCGGGAGATGATGACTTCCCCTGCCTTCCCGAGCATGATGATGCCTTTTTCGGTGGCTCCTGCCGTGTATTTGCGGTCGGTTACTTGGTGTTCGTTTTTGTTTGCTTTACAGAGATCGGTGAATCGGCGTAGTTGTAGTACTTCACGGGCGGTTAGTCGCATCAACGGATATTTAGTAGCGGTTTCCATTTTGTTTTAGTTTATCTAGCGGGGGACTGTTTTATTCTAGAGCGTTGCCAATCCCTTTTTCTTTTTCTATGCGCCTCTAGTTTTTCAGGGTCACTAAGACGTTTTTTGTATGCATTGTTGGAGCATTCTTTACATTTTCTATAAACTCTTACAGTCATAGTCCCATCAGAATTTTTAATTTCTCCGTATTGGTGCACCCATGTCCCCACTACGGCATATTCGTGCCCTTTTCTACAATGCGTCTGAAGCCTATTTTGTGGGGGTTGCCTATTTTTTTTGTGCATATCAATTGAATTATCGGAAATAGTGCCAAGCCATAGATGTTCTGGATTCACGCAGGCAGGAATGTCGCAACTGTGACATACAGATAATCCATCAGGGATCTGACCTTTAAATAAGGTGTACGCACCTCTATGGGCGGAACCAATCCTCTTATTAAACCAAAATTTTCCGTAACCTTTTCTATCTTTACATCCAGTCCATAACCAGCAGGTGTCTGTTTTTTCTACTTTTTGCCAAAACCGCTCTTCGTCTGTCATTGTTTTTTGGAATGCCATTTTTATACTTTATCTAGTTGCGGACTCTTTTGCTATAGCAATATATTTTTCGTCTATATCGTATCCGATATATCGTCTGCCTAGTTTGTGGGCTGTTGCTGTGGTTGTTCCTATCCCGTTGAAGGGGTCTAGGACGATGTCGTCGGGCTGTGTGGTGAGTAGGACACAGTTTTCTACTAGTTGCGCAGGGAATGGTGCGGGATGGATTGTTTGCCGTTGTGGGGAGATGTCCCATATTTCGCCAAGGTATTTGGGGTCTATGTTCCCACGGAATGTTTTCGGCTTGTTTTTGGATAGCCAATAGACGTGTTCTGTGTTGGGGAGCAGATGGTCTTTACGAATGTTCGGGCTGTTTTTGCGGTTCCAAATGATCAGTTGATAAATGTGTG